GCTCCATCTCGGTCGAGCTGCCCGAGGCGCACGGCCTGCCGCTCGTCGGCATCTCGGCGACCGTCCTCGTGGCTGGCGCACGGGTCACGACGAGCTGCGAGCGCAAGGACGCGCCCGCGCCTGCGTCGGCTCCTGCGTCGGTTCCTGCGACGGCGGCCCCCGATGCCGAGGTGCCCAAGCTCGCTGCGCCTGAGTCGGCCCCGTGAAGGCGGTAAGCATGCGAGGGTATCGCACGCTCATCGCTGGCGTGGTCGGCATCGTCGCCATCACCGTGCTCGCGCTCCATGGCGAGGGCTCGACGGATGGGGCTATCGCGCAAATCGCGGGCATCATCGGCGTGCTGGCTGGTCGGTCGATGGCCGAGCGTGAGCAGCACCCACCCACGACCCCGCCGACACCTCCCGCAGCATGAAGGCGGCCATCCTCGCAGCCGTCCTCCTCGTCGGCTGCGGGGGGCAACCACGCGTGCGTCCCTCGCCTGTCGAGCGGGCAATCGCCATCGGGCTCGTGACGCTCGGCACCGGCGCGGCCACGGTCGCGGCTCAGTGCCCAGACTCCACCGAGGACGAGTGCCAGGCGCTCTCTGCTCGAGCAGGCGCGGTCGTGCTCTCGGTCGCCTTGGCGGCTGCGGCGCAGGCGTGGCTCGTCGCGTCTGACGACGAGTCCGAGAGGGCGCGCGCTCAGGAAGCCATCAACGCAGCCAAGCAGCGCCAGACCGAGCGCGTGCTACGCGAGGAGAAGTGACATGGAGGTCGGCACGGCCATCGCGCTGACGGGCCTCGGCGTCACCATGGGCGGCGTGCTGTGGCGCGTCGCAGCCCACGCAGCGCAGACCCGCGCCCACGTCGACCGGCTGCAGGCTGACGTCACGACGCTGCAGGCGCACGTCAAGCAGCTCGACGAGTCGAAGGTAAGCGCGAAGACTCTCACGGAGCGGATGGTCGGCCAGAAGCGTGATATCCTCCAACGGGTGGAGATTTCACGGCTGTCCGGTCAGCCGGTGCAGGACGGAGACACCTGATGCACATCCTCATCTACGCGGAGACGCACGCCTGTCGTGACCTACTGAGGCAGGCAGCGGCGCTCCTTGGCCCTGTGACAACCACGGTTCACTCTCGCGTCATCGACGCGCTGCGGCAGCTGGACGACATGCCCCCGCCCGACTTGGTGTTCGTGGCCGAGGACATCGGCGACAGCGAGCAGGAGAGCGGCCCCGAGCAGATGCACCATGACCACGTGCTGATGGCGGCTAGACGTCGAGGCGTCGCTGCTGTCATGCTGGGCCGGTGGCAAGTGAGCGGGCAGGTGTACGGAGCACCTGTCGTCCCCGAGTTGGGGGCAGCGATGCGACAGGCGACAATGCAACGGCTACGGGCTACGGCTCGCGAGGCGATGCTAGGAGTGGCGTGATGGCTGAGCAGGCCAAGCGTGGCAGGGGTCGACCCAAGGAGAGCGGGACGCTCTGCAGCAACGAGAACATCGACAAGCTCTGCGAGGCTCTGGAGCGTCTCGGCATCGGCAAGTATGCGTGCATCGAGGTCGGCATCAACGAGGGCACCGTCAACGGGTGGCTGATGAAGGCTGCGCAGGGTGGCCAATATGCTATTTTCGCGGACCGATGGGCACGCGCGCGCGTACGATCTAGGGCAGCCTTGGTGCAAAACATCGCTCAGGCTGGCGCCGATGATTGGCGCGCATCGGCGTGGCTCCTCGAGCGTTACGACCCCGAGCACTTCCCGCAGAAGCCCGAAGTGCAGGTCACGACGCATGTGCATCAGGGCGCCGAGGTCGCGCCATTGCTGCAGAAGCTCGTCAGTGCCAAGCCCGAGAAGGTCGGCAACGCGTGAGCGTCCTGCTGTCATGGCACGGAGGACTGGGTGAGTCGCGGTTCGGTTGGCATCCCGGCCGAGCCTGCGAGTTGCCAGACTGCTCCGAGCACGCGCGGTACGTCTGCGACCACGACGACGCGCAGGGCCGCTGCGGACTAGAGGTCTGCGGCGCACACTCGGTCGAGACGGTGCCGGGCAACAGCGCCCTGCATCTCTGCGTGCATCATGCCTCGCATCAGCGAGCTTGACCCGCTCCCATGGCAGGCCGAGTTCCTCCGAGCTGGCTTGTCGGGTGAGTGGCCATCAGACGCAGCGGCGGTCCGTGGTGGCTTGGGCAGCGGCAAGTCACTCGCGCTCTGTGCTCTCGCCATCCTACTTTGCGAGACGCGGCCCGGGGCGCTGGTGGTCGTCGGCATGGACACGTTCCGGCGTCTGCGTGACGTGCATCTACCGCATCTGCACGGCCTGCTCGCGGGCTCGTCGGTGACCTACGCGGCCTCCGAGCAAGCGTTCGTCTGGGCGTCAGGGTCGCGGCTGCTCTTGGCTCATCTCGACACCCCGGCGAACTCGGGTCCGGGGTCGAGCCCCATCGAGGGCTTGAACGCGCACGCCGTCCTCGTGGACGAGTGCCAGGTACTGCGGCCCGACGTGCTCGACGTGGCGCGGTCGCGTGCTCGCGTACCTGTCGCCGACCAGCGCGGCCAGATGCAACGGCCCGTTGTCGTGACCTGCGGCATCCCCGTCGAGCCTGCGTGGTGGGTCGAGAGGACGCGGGAGATAGGCGGCGAGGCGTACCTACCGCAGAGCAGCGAGAACGCGCAGCACCTCGGGGCCGGTTGGCTTGAGCGCATGCGTGAGACGCTCAGCGACCGTGACTTCGCGGCGCTGGTCGAGAACCGGCCACTGCCCCCGGTTGGGTCGGTCTTTCATGCGTGGGCGCCTGAGAAGTGCGTGACGCAGGAGCTGGTCGACTACAGCTTCATGCGGACCATGCTTGCCATGGACTTCGGCCTGCGCCATCCGTGCGCGCTGCTGCTCGTCGAGCTGACGCGCGGCCGGTGGCACGTCACGCGGGAGTGGGCGCCCGATGACGAGACGCTGCCCGACTTCCTAGCGCGCCTCTCCATCGAGTGCACGCCTCGGCGACTGTGGCAGCCGGGCAGCCAGCGCATCCCGCTCGACGCCGTCGTGGCCGACCCTGCAGGCGGCGCGCGGTCGGCTCAAACCGGCGTGGCAGACCTCGACCTCGTGGCGCTGTCGCCTCCGAGGGGGCTGGGCATCATGCCCCGCATCGAGCGCGACCCCGAGCGGCGGGACATCGTCAGCGGTTGCACGCGGGTGAACTTGGCGCTGGAGCGCGGCGCTCTGACGGTCGACCGTGCGCTTTTTGACGCGGGCATCCGAGCGCCTGCCAGCAAGCGCACGCTCGCTCGGGCAATGACCGGCTATCGCTGGGACGACCGCGCGCCTGGTCGACCTGCCAAGGACGGGACGCACGACCACCACGCCGACACGCTGCGGTATGCCGTGCGCGAGGTGCTGTGGTATCTGCCCGACCCGACGCGGCGTGATGTAGCTCCTGCAGCTCCTGAGCGTCGACGTGTCGAGCACGACCCGATGGACGTGCGCTGAGCTTGACGCGCTCGAGGAGCGTGGTAGCTTGACCTCGGGGGCGGCCCGAGTCCGGCGAGTCGACCGCGTGACGTGGGATGGGCTCACGGTGCGCGTGCTTGGTCTCGGCCTCGCCCCCGGCCATTCTGAGCATCCCCCGTCAGGACCAAGGCTCGCGGAGTCCCGGCCAGACCATCGGTAGACGGTCCCGCTGGGCGCCTTGAGCACTGACCGTGCGTGTCTTGGCGGGGCGTGCGTTTTCTGACGCGCTGTGCTAGGGTGCGCTCCATGGCACTCTCCGTACAGGTCAGCAAGTACAGCGCGCCCGAGGCCGTCGACGGTCGTGGCGTGGGCGTGCAAAGCCTGCCGGTCAACGACGGCGAGACCAATCTCAGGTTGGTGCAGCTCGCCCCGCGCATCGCTGCGTACCGTGTGGCGATGCGCTGCGCTCCCTGCGCAGTCGGCGCTCAGGCGCTGCTCGGGCTGGCGACGCAGGCCACGTGGGACGTCGCAGCGGCGCCCGACTCGCCCACGTCTGAGGCTGCGGCCGAGGTCGTTCGGCGCACGCTCGGTCTCGGTGGGTACGCCTCCCCGGTCATCGAGTGGGATGGGCGCATCCTGAGCCTGCCGTCGTGGGAGACGCGCATGCGTCAGCTCCTGACCGGCGCGCTCTACGGTTTCGCCCTGGCGGAGATGGTGGCCTACCCCCACGAGGGCACCACGTACATTGACCTCGAGCCGCGCGACCAATCGAGCGTGCGGCAGTGGGTCTACGAGGGGAGGCGCATCGTCGCGGTTGACCAGTGGCAGCGCGAGCCCTACGGCCTGTCGAGCGTCGGCTCGGTGCGTATCCCTTACGAGCGGCTCGTGCATCTCGTCTGGCCCTCGCTGTCTGAGGGCGTCGAGGGCGTGGGCCTGCTGCGTCAGGTCGAACCGCTCGCGAGCGACTACCGACGCGCGACCAACCTGCGCAACGTGCTCGTCCAGAGGTACGCGGTGCCGGTCCCTACCGTCACCATCGACGAGGACGCCTTGGCCCGTCAGCGTGGTACGGCTCCCTCGCAGCAAGAGTACGAGGCCGCGCGCGACGAGCTGCTGCGCGTGCTGCGTCGGTACACCTCGCATGAGGAATCGGCGCTGGTTCTGCCCTCGTGGGCGTCGCTCTCCTTTGAGTCGACGTCGGCGAGCGGTGGCGCGTACCCCATCAACTCGGTGGTCAGCGACATCGAGCGCGAGATCCTGCAGGCGTTCTATGTGCAGTTCCTCGCGATGGGTTCCAGCGGTTCGTCAGGCGCCTATGCCACGGCGCAGGTCCACGCGGAGCTCGCGGCGCAGATGGCGGGCGACCTTTGCCAGTGGCTCGCCGAGGGGCTGTCGAGCTACGTGCGCGCCATCGTCAATGCGAACATCGGCCCAATGCCGCTCGACCAACTCCCGCGCCTCACGTACTCGGGCATCCGGTCGAGCCTGTGGGTGGAGAAGGTCGGCGACGTCGTGTCGCTCCTCTCCGCTGGCGTCCTGACTCCCACGGCCGAGGATGAGCGGGCGATTCGGTCCGCGCTCGAGCTGCCTGCACCTACGCGGGCGGCCGAGGTCCGGTCTGAGCGTGAGCGCCTCGGGCGCACCGTCCGACCGACGACTACACCTTCCACACTTCCCGGGGGCATCTGATGCCGCTGCTATCCACCGAAGAACTGACGCCTCCCGAGGCCGTGCAGTAGGAAGCGCTCAAGGGCGTGGCTCTGCACGAGGCCGGCAAGAGCGGCGACGGCATCAAGCCCGAGACCATCCGGCGCGCCAACTCCATCGCCAACGGTGAGCCTCAGTCGGAGCAGTGGGTGACCAGCGAGGCGCCCGCGTGGTTTGCGCGGCACGAGGCCGATTGGGAGGAAGGCGTTGACGACGTCGAGGGCCAAGAGTCCCCCGGCTACGTTGCGTGGCTCCTGTGGGGCGGCGACGCTGGCGAGGAGTGGGTCGAGGAGATGCAGCAGCTGTACCTCGTGCGGCGCGCGCAGGAGGAAGGCAGCGTGCCTAGCCCCGGCGTCTCCGCGCTGGCGGTCGAGCCCTCGCACCTCGCGGCCATCGCTGCGGGTAAGCCCAAGCGATACTTCGAGGGCGCGCTCGGCACAATGCACGTCGACGGCCCGCTCTACCCCATCGACTACTACTCGATGCGCCTCGACTTGAAGCGCGCGCAGCTGCAGGGTGAGAAGGTCGTCGTGATGCACGTCGACAGCCCCGGCGGCTACGTGGCCGGAGTGCGCGAGACCAGGCGTGCTATCGCTCGGGCTCAAGAGCAGGGCGTCTACGTCCTCGCATACGTCTCGGGCATGGCTGCCAGCGCTGCACTCTGGCTCGCTGCTGCGGCTGACGAAGTCGTCCTATCGCCTCTGGCGCAGGCGGGCTCGGTGGGCGTGGTCGTGACCCTCGCGCGCGATGGCGAGGAAGGCAGCACGGTTGAGGTCGTGTCGAGCCAGACGCCCCGCAAGCGTGCGTCGACGAGCGACAGCGACTACATTGCAGCCCTGCAGCGTCGTGTTGACCAGCTCGCAAGCATCATGCTCGGCGAAATCGCGGCCGACCGTGGCGTGGCTGTCGAGTCCCTTGGTGATGGCTCGGTCTACGCGGCCGACGAGGCCGTGGCGCGTGGTCTGGCTGACCGCATCGCGACCAATGCAGACGATTGGATGTTCCTTGGGGGCTCGATGCCCCTCGACTACCAGCGGCGTGTCCGGCCCGTCACGGCTGCCGCGTCTATCTCGGACGGCGACATGGAGGCCCCGATGGGCGACGAGAACACGACGGTCGAGGCCGTCGACAACGCGGCGCTCGGCGAGGTCGAGCGTCTGCAGGCTGAACTGCAGGCTGCTCGCGAGCAGCTGCAGGCGATTCAAGACGCTGCCCACAAGGCCCAGGACGAGCTCCTGCGGCGCGATGCGGTGGCGATGGTCGAGACGCACGTGGTCGGCGGGCGCATCCCGCAGGCCAAGCGTGGCGAGTGGGTGGAGCGTGCGATGCGCATGGGCATCGACGAGGTTGCGGGCATGCTCGCCGACCTGTCGCCCATCGTCGCGGTCGCGGCCCCGGTTGGGCATGGCGGCGCGGCCGCTGATGCCGTGAATGAAGACCCCCGCGCTGCCGAGGTCCGGCGCGCGAATGACATGCTCGCGCGAGTCCGCGCGGGTCGAGGAGTGTGACATGGCCAGCGTGAATGGTCTCGGGAGCATCAAGTCGTACCGCCTCACGGGCACCGTGACGCGCGGTCAGGTCGTGCAGGCCAATGGTCTGAGCGGTGGCATCGCGGCTGCGGCCGTGGCCACGAGCGGCGGTCAGTACCTCGTCGGCATCGCTCTCACGAGCGGCGTCGCGGGTGACATCGTCGACGTGCAGGTCCTGGGCAACTGCCCCTTCGCGATTGCCTCGGGCGTCATCGACCCGGGCAAGTTCGTCACGGCCGACGCGGCGGGCAAGCTCGTCGAGGCTGCCTCGGGCGACCGTATCCTCGGCGTCATTCTCAGCGGCGCGACCAGCACGGGCGCGACGGCTGATGGTGTCGTCTGCGAAATCAACCTCCAGCACTCCATCTTCCCCTGAGGTATTGAACCATGAGCGCAGCCAATCAGTCTCAGCTCGCCCCGGTTAGCCCGATCCTGTCGGGCGCTGCCATCGGCGCCGCGCAGTCCCTGCAGGGGCTGGTCTTCCCGTTCCTGCCCATCCAGCCGGTCGTCCCCACGGCCAGCAAGGGCACCATCTTCGTCGAGAACTCCTCGGGCTACATGGGCAGCCCGCAGGTCGTCGCGACGGCTCTCGGCGCGGACTACCCCCGTCGCGCGCTCGGCGCTCCGACGACGGTCACGTACTCCTGCGAGGAGTACAAGCTCGCCAGCGACGTCATCCCGCAGAAGCTCAGCGACCGCTCGCAGTTCCCCACGAGCCTGACGGAGCGTGAGGCCGGCGCCATCGGCCGCAAGCTCGCCCTCGACATGGAGGCGCGGACCTCGTCGCTGTTCTTCTCGACGGCGAACTGGCCCGATGCGGCCCTCGCTGCGGTGCCCGGTGCGGGCTCGCAGTGGGACACCATCGTCACGGCGACCCCGATGCAGGACCTCGCCATCCTCAAGAGCATCGTGCGCGCGCAGTCCTACGGGCGCGACCCGGACACGCTCATCATCGGTCGTGAGGTCGCCGACGCCTTCCAGCGCAGCATGGCTGCCTCGGGCGTCCGCATCGTCACCAGCGGCGCAGCTGCGGCCACGCGGCAGGTCGCCACGGATGCGTACCTCAAGGAGCTGGTCGCCGGCGAGCTGGGCCTCAAGCTGCTCATCGGCGGCGCCCGTCGTCAGTCCTCGGCCGATGCGACGACCTTCGCGTCGTCGTACCTCTGGGGCAAGTCGCTGTGGATGGGCTGCCTCGAGAACGCGGACACCATCGCCAACGCCAGCGGCGACATCATGGCGCGCGCGGTCGCGGCCCTGCTGCTCGTCGAGGACGGCCTCTCGGGTCAGGGTCTGAGCATGGATGGCCTCGCGCTGCCCATCTCGGTCCGCGAG